AGTGAAACTTCTTCTGGTCTCCAGAAGTAACCCAGTTGTTGAGTTGTCAGTTTATCAAAGACTGGGTATTTGTATGAATCGTATCTCTGTACTCCTAGAGGTTTACCGAAGAACATCGGTTGTTTCTTAGTATTAACTTGTTCGGTGTTAAAGACCGTCATGCCTTTAACTGTACTCATAGTATTGTCCTCTACGGATGAAACTTTAAACTGCACAGGATTCACACTCTCCCTCCTCGGCTTGTTCTAATGTGTCTAAAAGATTTTCTAACTCTGTATTTGATTTTTCTTCAACTACATCATCACTCTTCATATCGTGGGTGTTTTGGTAGTAACTGGTTTTCCAACCGTACTTATATGTAGTCAAAAAGTCTTGTGCCATGGTGGACACTGGGACTTCATTATCAGGATAGTTCTCTGGATTGTAACTCCAGTTACCAGAAATTGCTTGGTCAAAGAATTTCTGCATTACAGCAACAACATTAATATAACCACGATTGGACTCCATATCCCAAAGGAGCGTATAATTATT